TCAATTGCCGCTTTAACCGAAAATGCGGCTGCCGCAGTAAGACCGGCAAGCGCAGCCACAGCTGGCAAAAAAGCTTTTTCCATAACGAAGCCAGCTTTTTGGCTGTTTGTTTCAAGGCTCTTAAACTCGAGCGCCGCCTTTTCAAATCCTTTGCTATCAAGGCTTGAAATTATCGGAATGTTAATTGCCATGACGCACCTGCAAATTTCTGTTTAGCTTTTCCATAACCTTTTCACATACTGCCAAGACTTCGCGCTCAACTGTTTCTTTGTGCATGTCCACAGCTGGATCAATTGCGCGTGGCTCTAAACCAACTTCAGCATTTAGATTTGTTACAAATATGCCTTTGGTGCGCCTACCGGCATGATCATAGATAGCGCCGGCAGCATCCTTTTGCTGGATTACCATCAATTGATAAGGCTTGGCTTTGAATAAAACATTGTGGCTTTCACGCGGGTTTGTTTCCGGATCAAATTTATCTTTAAAAGTAACAAGCCTTTGCCGTTGTGCAGCTGCACCCACTTTCACTTTAAAACCTGCGCGGACCGTGTTGTTGTCCCAATACACATCACGCCCTTTTACCAGCTTCGATTTATACATGCGCGATAGTGGCGCGCCGTTGCCTTCGCTGTTATCAAAGTTTTTGATCATGTCTCGAGCGCTCACAATAATTTTTTGCCCGGCTGCAACAATGTCTTTTGTTACTTGCCTGCGGTATTTCGGATCAAAGCTGTTCAGCTCAGCCAATGCTTCTTTGATGCCATGCACCTCAATGCGCGCCGCGTAAGCCATTATTTCACTCGGCTTTGTTTGTTAAGGATCTCAATCACAGTGTTCACATCATCAATTTCAAATGTTTCAGCACCCCAAAACCCTGTGGCAACCAAGATTTCAGCCAGCGCATATCTCAGAGATCCTCGCCTGCTTTTGGGATGTTTTGATCTACCACTTCAATGTTTCGCAGTTTGTCAATGTAGAGATCGAGTGTTGCCGGCACAGTAACACCCGCTTTTTGTGATGCTGTGTAACACAAAAATGCAAGATCCTCAACACCAATGCCGGATGCCATCTCGGAAGCTTTGCGCCTATATTTTCTTTCCCAAGCAACTACGGTTGCCAAATTGGTTTCAATGGTTTGCGTTGTGCCGTCAGTAAATACGGCTTTAAGCGTTAATTGCATTTAGTTTTCCTTTTCTCGGGCAAGGCTTCGCTCTCGCGGTCTTGCGTTTGTATTTCTCAGCGGCTTAAGCCGCGAGATCATGCCACAGCTTTGGTAAGTGTGCCACCCGTGAAAGTGAGCGTTACTGTGCTTAGCTCACCCAAGCTTGCCGAAATCGGCGTGTGGCTTGAAAGATAAGCGCCTGTCAAAGTGTATTTTGGTGCTGTGGCGCTTGGTGTTGCAAGTCCAGCTGCGGTTGGTGAAATCGTGATTGTTGTTTGAATTCCAACCAAGCTATAAATGCTTGCCTCTGTTTCGCTCGCTGCATAGCTTTGGTAAAGCTCAACTTCAAATGTGTTGTTTTGCAATGATGTTACTGATGAAGCACCATAGCTTCGAGCGGTTTGCCCAAATGCGGTTGTTTCAAGTTGATCATAGGCAAATGTCAAAGTTGCACTTGTTGCCTGATCCGTGAGATCAACGCTGTTTATTGTGAGTGCCGGGTTGCTGAGATAAACGGTTGTCGCCATGTTGTGTTATTCCTTTGCTGTGTCTGTGTCTTTAGTTTTAGCAGATTTTTTTGATGCTTGTGGGGATATGTGCCCGGCTTCAAGCAAATGCTCAATGTTGCCATCTATGTCGCTGGCTTGTATTTCATCGCCGCGTTTGAACCCTGCGAGCCTGTCGCTAGTAACAATGTAGGTTGCCATGTTTTACCTCTAAGCCGTTTGTGATTGCATGTTTACAGTTACATCATAGGCGGGATACTCTGCGCCGCCGATGATTGCTACAGTTGGTCTGCCATCTGTGATGCCTAGATTGGCTTGCAATAGTTTGCTCATCATGTTTAAAAGGTTGCGTTGTGCGTCAAGGTTGCCCGGTCCGAGCGTTATTAGGCGCACTGGAAAAGCCATTTTGACTATGTTGTAATTCCAGCCTGTGAAGCTGGGTGCATCTATAAAAGCGCATGGCGGGTTTGCGTTTCGTGGATCGTTTACAACGCTGATGCCCAAGATTGCGCCAATGCTTGTTGTGAGATTGTCGAGCGCGACATTGAATAGGTCCGTGTAGGCAACTGGCATCAAGCAACCGTTGCCCTGTTCACACCTAACAGCTGTTTAATCATTGGTGATAGCCCGTTTGTGCCGCCTGCCGCCATGCCATCGAAGCTTGCAAAGTCTGTTACTGCGCCGCGCTGCCTGTAAAGATTGCCGCCATACATGATCGTGCCCAGCGTTACATCACCGCTAGGCGATGTTGTAAGGCTGTCAAAATAACCGGCTTCCTGTCTGCGCCTATAACAAAATGCGTTTGCGGCTGCCGCGCATTGCGTCAAAAACGCTGTGTCAGCTGCCGTTGCTGTGCCTATGCCGAGCCAGTCCTCGATGTTTCCCGCTGTGATCCATGTGCATGTTTGTGTGTAGGTAATAACGCCGGAATAGATTGCGACAAATTCGACATCATCGCCTGTGCAAGCGTAAAGAATTTGATTGGGCACTGGCTCGTTAATGTCATACAAAAACTCGCCTGTATCGCCATCAATGCCAGTGAATAAAAATTGTGGGCATGCAAGCACTGTGAAAGTGCCGTTAAAAGGCGCACCCAAACTTCCAACTGTTACTGATTGCCCCACTTCAATGGGTGATGGCTCGAGCGTAGCAACTACCGCATAGTTATCTAGTAGTTGCTTGCTCGCTGTGTTGTATGTAGCCATGAGCGGTTTGCCCGCCTAAGGCTAAGCCTGTGTGATCTTGCGGATCATGCCGCTGATTGCGGCAAAGGTTGAAACATAGCCATGAAAGCTCATTGTGCGCCCGAGTGTGGCTGGCACTTCAACGCTCATCAAACCTCTGATGCTTTCGTAGAATTCGTAAGCATCGCCTGTGCCTTGACCTACTCGAGTGATGATCATTGTTTTGGCAGCAAAGTTGCTATCCACTACAAGTTGCAAGCCGAGCGGGTTGCCTTGCCATGAAACTGCGGATTGTGCGCCAAGTGCGTTTTGACCTGACAAACCGGCAGCGATAAATGGAAACACTGGTCGATCATTGCCATCTACAAGTTTGCCGAGCTGTGCCCAAACATCAACTGAAACGAACATGTGTGTAGGCATCCAGTTTCTGCCGCTTGCAACATCGTTTGCTGCATCGTAAACCGATGTGAGCAAGTCTGTTACTGTGCCATTCCAAACACCTGATGAAGTTGCTGCAGTTAGCAAATTGTCAGCTGCAAGGTTGTCCGATGCAAGCATGTATTCGCCCATTAAGTCATTAAGGATCAGTTGCATTGCTGGACCTGAAGTAAAGTCAATGTCCTGAATTGACAAAGTCACCTGACCCGCGAGTGTGGTCTTGCTGATTGAGTTTGACGCAATCACCATTGTTGTGGCTGATGCTGCGCTCAATTCGGTTGATTGAGTTGCAACACTTGTGTGCGTTGTGATCGTTGGGCGGATAAATGTTTTTGATTGTCCGCCATCCGGATATGCTCGAGCGCCCACAGCATTTACAACTGGTCTTAGAAAGTTGATGTCCTGCACAAGCGGAAGCAAAACCGGAATTGGAAGCAAGCCGGGTGTGTCAGTTGTAAGAACATCGCCCGCAGCTGCTTGCAATGGTGTGCGCTGTGTTTGTGCAAATTCATGCACCGCTGCATTCATGTTTTTAAAAGTGTCGCCGCCAATGTGATATGCAGCCATAAATTCACCGGCTGATGGCAGTTTGAATTCGCGTTTTGGTTGCGCCCACAATTTTTCTGTGGTTGCTTGCGCTGCTTCAACTACTGGGTTTTCAATTTTTTCGCTCATGTTGTTTTCCTCATTTGTTGTGTCTTGCTTTTCATTATTATCTAAACTTTGATCAGTTTGTGGGATACTCGCAGCAACCTCAGTTATTACCGCACCTTCGAAAGCGCCCTGAGACACAAGGCTTAGCTCGGTCCACACAGCGGCTTCAACGATCATCACGCCATCATCGTCATAGCTAAATTTGGTTGGGTTGATCCCTATTGAAACGGCATCAATTGTGCCATCTTTGACCATTTCCATTGCATCGTTGCCCAAAGTTGTGGCGCTGATTTTGGCTGTGAAAAGCATGCCTTCGTTTGTGTCCACGCGCTCAACCACTTGCCCAATGATCAGATCGCTTTGGTGCTGCATGTAAAGCTTCGGGTTTCTGCCATCTACCGGAAGCGCGCCTTGCAAAATTTTAACTTGTGTGCCATCGCTGACAGTTGCAACTTCATCATAGGTAACTGCGACACCACTGATTGAGCGGCGCGGCGTACCCTCTGCCGCTGCCGCATCAACCGTGATCAATGTTTTGGGGGTAAGTCTGATCATGTTCGTGATCCTATCTCATCGTTGCGTTGTGTGTTTGGCATTTCGTTTGATGGCTCATAATCGCTTTCAAGGTATTCCTCTGTATTGAATTCGACAAATGTGCCGCGTGGCAGATAAGCATCTTGGCTCAGTGTGCTAGCAATGCAATCTGCATATGCTCGAGTGCCGAAAGACCAAAGATCTGCGCGGCTTTCTTTGCTGTTTTGGTAACTGTATGAACCCACGCTGATGCCAGCCAAATAAGGCGGAATGTTTGTAAGTCTGCACAGATCTGCACTTTGATATTCGCTGGCTGCAATCAAAAGCATTTTGTCCGGCGAAGTAGCGGTTTCGATGTAATGCACTTCAGGCGAAAGCGCCGCTGTTTGGTTTGTGGCTCGCGCCGCGTTAAACGATGCCGCCAAATCTGAAAGCTCTTGTGGTGAAAGTGGCTCTGAATTTGGTTGCACTTGCAAAACGCCTGCCGGGATCGCCGAGCTTGCATTTCGATAACGCGCATTTTCTAATTTGATCGCGGTTGCAATTGCTTTTTCTGACATGTAAACGATGCCTTGAATTGGTGATAGAAATTGCACCACATTTTTTGCATCAAGCTCGCCGCCTTGAAAAATGATTTGTTTTGATGGTGCATAAAAAATTGGTCCGGGTTGATCGAGTGTTTGCACAAGGTTTGCCGGTAGCCGCGTAAAGCTCGCGGGATAGCCATCAGCCGAAAATGAAGTTATATACCAAAAGCTTCTGCCATAAATAAAAAGATCATCCACAGTCCAAGAAAGTAGGAAATTGTTTGGCACAGCTGGATCTATTTTGCGTAGCCAGCTGCGTGGCGCAATAAAAACTTTTTGCATCTTTTCTTCGATGCTGTTCCATACTTCGTTATACATCCGCAAATTCATGCAACTGATCGTGGTGCAGTGCAAGTCTCGAGCGCGGCTGATGGTGGGTTGGCTCATCGCGATTTGTCTCTGACTGCCCTCGAAGTAGGAATAGTAAACACCAACCATGCCTGCGCCTGAGTTGTTTGTTGCTGGCATCATCGCACCCGCAGCGGCAGCTTTTTTGGGTTGTTCGCTGATCATTGCTTTTTGTGTTGTGCGGTTAAAAATTCCCATGCGCCAAGTATGCCTTAAAAATGTTTTGTTGTTTGTGATAGGTAGCTGCCGCAGTAATCCGAGAAAGTTTCACTCGGCAGCTACCCGCTTACGATGTTAGCCGTTTGAATAAATGATCGTAGGTTTGCCCACATTTGCCGGCTTCGAAACCATTGCTGTGGCGAACACTAAACAGCGGGCAAGCTCAATTCCGCCGGGTGATCTAATTGATGACAAAGTAACCGCACCCTGATTTTTTACCGCTACCGCTCTTTCAACATGCTGTGCGAATAATGTTGATCCGTCATGCTGTATGCGTTTTTCTAGGATCGCGGCGCGGGTGGCAGCTGTCCAGCGTTGCAGCTCTCGATTGCCAACCATTGATGAGCGGCGCGCAAACTTGGGTGGCAAACTCATCTCGAAAGCGGGCGTAATCAGTAGGCGGGTTGTTTGATCTTGGCATGCTTGCTCAACTGCTTCCCAGCAATCCTGCAAAGTGTCTTTAACAAACTCTAAACAAACTTGGATCTTGCCGGCACTGTTTAACGCGGCGCGCACACCCACATAACGGCTCTCATCCTGTGATTGCTCGATGGCAAGCACACCGCCTTTTGGCATCGGCTCGGATGTTTTTAGCTCATCCCAAATGCCGGGCTGCAGCCAGCCGTTAGCGCTCGCAGTCCATAGGTTTACGCTCGAGCGCAAAAATGCGTTTCTGTTTGGTTGCTGTGCTTCGCTTTCTAAAACCGCGATGCTCAATGTGTGCCCTATCGCGGGGTTTGCCAACACCCAAGCTTCGGCGCTCATTGGATCAATCGAGTTTGGTGGCGAGAATTCTGCAAAATACAGACTGCCTGTTTTCTTTTCGTCAATTGCGCGCAAACCCTGTTCGCGCCATCGCAACATTTCCACTGAGCTTTGATCACCGCTAGTTGAAGTCATCAGCATTAGCGGGCTTCGCCGTGTTCGCATAGTAGGCATCAAACCGATAGAAACCGCATCGGGCGAAACCGCCCACAATTCATCAATGAACACCGCGTCAGCTGTTAAACCATGAAATGAATTAGGCGTGGCAGCGCGCACAAGCCAGCGTGTGCCATCCGGCAAATTAGCTTCATTACGCCCAACCGCCCAAGTCAAAATTGCGCCAAACTTTTCCTCAAGAATTGGTGCAACCGTTTGAAACATCTCGATAGCAAGATCCAACCTGTGCGCGGTAGTAATCACGGTTTGCGGCTGCCCACGC